CGGTGCCTTTGGTCTGAGCGGGTACGTAGTAGATCTCGTTGGCGGTGATGAACAGGTCATTGAACCCATCAAAGAAAAGCTCGTCCATTGAGTAGTTCTCGATCCACCAACGCAATCCGGTGGATACCGCAACTTCCAAAGCCGTTCGATAGCTGTACCGATAGTGCTTCTGGGCCTTGGACATTTCCTCTGTGAAGACCTGTCGCGCGCGCTCAGTTATGTCCTCGACCTGGCGTAATTGCATTTCCTGGCGCTGCAGATTGATCATCTGCGCAGGGTCCTGCATCTGGCCTGGAGCCTGACCTTCTTGCGGTTGCTGCGCTGCCTGGAGCTGTTGCCGATTGTAATCGATCTGCATCTTCAGCAAGTCTAGCTGCTGTGTCTGCACCGTGATACGACTGATCACCTTGTCGATTACTTTCTTATACATCCGGTCCTGCTTCTCAGAAACGGACATCGGGTCGATCGTATAGACCTGAGGCTCGAAGGGACGTGTTGCCTCGGTGGACCGGAGGACTTCGAACAACGGACGGATGATCGGAATGAACCGGACCTGGGCCGGATACTTCATCTCGCCCTCGCCGGTCAGATAGTCGAATGTATTGGTATTCGTATCACCATTGAACAGGTCGTAGCAAAGCTGGTCGCGCGTACGCTCGTACGCTCCGATGTTGCTTTTCTCAATGATGGCATCCGAACACGTATGTGCCCATTCCTTGCCTCGCTCACCGGTGTTGAACAGCTCGGTGAGCTTGTTGGATTGCATCATGGCGTTCTGTGATTACGCAAAAACCTTTGTGAGCCTACCGTTTATCTTGACGTACTTTCCTCGCTTTATGGTCGCTAAGGTACTCTCGTCCTGGATAACGTTGCGATGCAGGATATCGTTATTGTGGGTAATGCACAACGATGAAGCGATCGTTCTGTCGCAGTTGTAGTCCTTGTCGTCCTCCCGATAATCGATCAAGGCCTCCAACAGGTCGGTATCCCAGAGCTTGTCGGCGTTGGTGTTGATGTAATCAGCCAGGGACTGGATCCAGTATGGTTTGGTGGCTGGATCGACCCCGTACTTGTTTTCCATGCCGCTGCGCATGATGGCAGCATAGGCCACCTCAGGGCGTTCCTTCAGCATGTACTCGAACCCGTTCTGTCGATACCATTCCAGGATGAGCAAGTTGGAATACTCCACCAGGTTCATTGACCCGTAGTAGACGCACAGCTTCGCGGTATCCTCGTAGAACTCTGACGCTGTATCGGGACGTTCGTACAACGATGCTGCGAACATGTTGCTCGTGGAGCTTGCATTGAGGAACCGTTTGAATACGGAGCATGCGCCGAATGACCCATACTTGCTCGCGGTCTTATCCTTATCGTATGAGTCAGTGCCGGCTACATAGAGGTCGTTGTACGGCTTCTGTGTAGCCTGGTTGATCATCGGATGTTCAACGATCCGGTATCGACCTAGATGGTCCGGAACCCAGTCGACGCCTGTCTTGTCCTTGTTCCATTCAAGCTCACCGCGCTGGATCGGAAAACCACCACCCTTGCGGATGATGATCAACTGATCCCTGAGCTTCTTCACATTGAAACGTGATCCGGCTGGTGTGAGTAGGGCTTCCTCAGGCGTGAGAGGGTACTGTGTGACGTATTCCAAGAAACGCTTTTCGTCCTGCTCACGACGCTTGCGTTCCGACAATACCTTGGCAATGCTCTCGTCCTTCAACGAATTGCCGTTGTCATCAATGACGTTGTACTTCCAACCAGGAATGAACAAACAGGTCTTCGCCGACTTAGCACCTTCGAGGGCAACGACTTCGTCATCGTAGTCACGCTCAACAGCCAGGAGGTCGTAGCGATCGGGATTGTAGAACGCCAGCGACAATTCCCGTATGCCTTCATTGGCCTCACCACCGGTGCCCACCAAAAGACAGTTGCCCGTACGCTGTCCTTCGTTGGTCATACCTGGAACGATGTATTCCTTCACAGAAAGGAAGCCGGGGAACAGACCGATCTCGTCGAATATGACCACGGATGGAGCAGCACCAACCAAGGCTTGCGCATCACCATCACTAACGAACTTCTCGATGTGGGACATGAACCCACTGACCACCTTACGTCCATCAATGTTCTCGATGAACTGTGCTTTCATCGAAGAGCTTGTGTCTGATTCCGCGCCTTCGCGTTTCTTGTAGAACTCCGTACCGGCCATGGCATCTAAGCCCCAGCGCACGCGCTTGAACATATTGGTCGCATACTTGTCATGCGAACAAACGATCTGGACATAGGAATCTGGGAAGAACGAGAACTCGTGACCACCGATCACCGAGAACTTGTCCGTGGCACCGACCTGACGGCGCTTCAGCAGGAGAAGGTCTTTTTGCTGCTGCTTGGCTTGCTCCCAATGCCAGAACAGTTCATGGTCGATGTCCAGGAACCGTGGATGGATAAGCTGCTTGCGACCGGTGCCTTTGACCTGGGCACGGATCTTCCAGAAGTTCAGGTAGAAGTAGTGGATACCGGTTATCTTGACACCACCGACTTCGTATCCTTCAAGGCAACGCCTGCGCTGCTCTCTCCACCAGTCGTGCCATTCATAGCTCTCAGGTTCCGCCTGGGTGTACCCATCGATAGCGGCAGGAGAGAACAGCCTGGTGTTTACAAACATTGTCCGATGATCTTGGTCATCGACTCCTGGTCGATCTCGATCTCCAGCGGAGCAAGCTGTCGCTTCATGTCGATGATCAAGTTCTTGACCTTGGCGAACTTTTCAGGGTTCGTGGCCAGGGCGAACTTCAATCGACGGACCTGCCTTACTTCGTCAGGCGAGAACTCCACCCCATCAACTATCGTGTTCGGGACCTTGGTCACGCCTTCGGTCGCCTGTATGGTTTGCGGAGCCAGGAAACGAGCGCGTTCCTCACGACGCTTGCTGTACTCCAACTGAGCAGCGGATGACCGAGCTATCTCAGCCATCCGCTCGTTCGAGTGTATGAACTTCCCTACACGGAACCCTACGGTGCCGTCCTTGCGCTTGGTCCGTCCATCAGGCATTTGCTCATTGTGCGAACATCACCTTCGCACTGCGGGTGTAAGTTTTGCGCATCCGGCGCGAAATGCTGCTTGGGCCACAGCAGCTGGTGGACATGGCCGTGCAGCACAGATCGTTCACCGAAGTGAGTCCATTGTACGTTTCGGCAGTGAAGAAGCGGATGTGCCCGGAAGCAGTTGTCTTGCGGGATCCGGTAGGGCGTGCGATGCTACTCATGGAACATGAATGATAAGGAGGTCAGTGTAGCGGGCTTAACCCCATGGACGGCTTCGAGTTCACGAGCGTCGATAGCGAAGTATGGAAGGTTCACCTTGTCGTTGGTGAAGTTCTTGTACCATGCAAAGTAAGCGACTTTCGCCTCTTCCGAGTTATAGTCCGGGGTCGGACGTTTTTCACCTTCCTTCACGGACATCCGGAGTTCACCGTTTTCCAACACCGCAGCATGCTTACTGATCTCGGTGTTGTTCAGTGCATGGATATCCTTCTGCAGGTTCTGGAGGTAGCGCCAGTTCTTGCCGATGTTGTATCCGAGCTTCCCGTTCATCGGAACGCTCATGATCTCCATGAAACCAGGGACCACTTCGGAAAGGAGTTCTCCGATGGTCAACTCGTGGACGGTGTCCGTCGCTGATGTTTTCTCTATTTGCATGCTACAAATGTAATACGTTTTAATGAAGCTCTTCCGGAAGGTCAGTAGGCCTTGACAGGGGACGATAGAAGATGCCTTCTGACTCTTCGTACCAATCACCAGGTCCTACGTTGCAATTATTGTCAACGACCGTTTTGTCGTGTGGATGAGGGTATTCGTATTTCGTGTCCAATGGATCGGTCATGATGACATCGATCACATAATTGCTCTTGATGACTAGCGTGCGGTCCATGTAAGCGTTGTGTTATTCGTAAACCTCGATGACAAGAACAACTCCTCCCCCACCATCTCCGCCTTTTCCGAATCCAGAGAACCCAACACCAGATCCTCCCCCTCCAGCCATTCGACCGCCATTTCCTGCATTTGTAGAGGCTCCAGCATTCACGCCTGCAGATCCCGAGCCGCCTGTTCCAGGTCCCCTGGTAGATAATTGCCACATCGACACGAACAATGCGATATCATCAACCCCATTTGCTCCACCTGTCGGACCTGCTGTTAAAGCGCCAAGATGAAAACAGCCGCCACCAGCACCACCCGCACTGCCACCGCCACCGCCTGTTCCGCCACTGGCTCCAATAGCTGTCGTGCCCATTGCTACTGACCCATTAACTCCAGCTCCAGCACCGGTGAAACTTCCTATACGCCGTTGCCCGTTCATGGCA